ATTCTTCATACCGCGTCCATTCGCAAGGACATAACCAAATCCGCCCGTTCCGACGGCCATTGTGCCTCGGCAGAACGAACGAACCTTCCTCGTCATCAGCGAAGGACTCACAGGCATACAGGCACCCGCTGGCCCCGTAAAAGGGTTTGCGAGGGATAGACCATATTTGTGGGTACATTCGCCGAGCTTAAAGAAGTTCTCGTACTGTTGTTTACCAACAGACGCTTTAACTGCCTTCTTGGCAGTCTTATTCTTTGACTCTTTCTTTTGTTGCTTTTGCATTAGATCAGGATGGGGGGTAGTTGTAGTATTGGATACCGCACAACTAAGCGGGACTATACATCGAATAGCACATCGAACAGTCGCAGTCGCGTAAATCTGTATGATGCTGGACCGTGTAGTCTCTCGGCGTTTATCGGGAAGGGAGCCACAGGCGAAGGTAAGGGGTAGACGTGTCAACCATTTCAGGCATACGTACATTCCTATCTTGCGTGCAGCGTGTTATCCACGAATTTAGCACGGAAATATTAAGCTCTAAGGATGAGCACCGTTTTGGTCTATTTGAGCCATTCAACCCAATTGGGGAAACCCCCCTGTCTGTTTGGACGGGGTAGATCAGGACCGGCAGGCGCTACGACATTCGTCGCAGCCGCCTCTCAGCGCATAAGGTATTTGCCTCATACGCCTGCCGGAAGGAAAGCTCTCTGGTCGCGTCGCCTCAGCCTTTCCAAGCCAGGGTTCGCGAGTCTCTATAAGGTCCAACACTTCAAAGCCCGGCAAAGGACTTGAGTGAAGCTGATATCTGCTTTGAGCAAGACATCCAGCTGCCACTCGCCTCTGAACCGGGGTCACCCGAACCTGCCACCCTGGTGGTGCAGTCGCGCCCATCCCTCCGAGATAAAACGGAAGGAACAGGTTTCGCGTAAACGGGCCGGATTGGTATCTGCCAATCTCAGGAAGTGTTCGGTGAAACGAAGCAGTCTCTCTATCGATCGCCTCCTTATTAAGGGAAAGCATAATCGAGAGAATCTCACTTTGTCTACCGGGGAGACAACCGTTCATCACGGTGTCGATACAAGCTGCAAAGGAAGTCACCTCATGGTGTGACGCAGCCGTCTCCTCTTTGTTCTGAACCTTATGTTGACCGAAGATAAGTCCCATATTGAGGAAGTCAATCTGCCAAGGGGTAGAATTATCAACACGAAGATCGTAGTGATAACCAGTGCTGTTTACATTAGCATACACTGGATGCCGGTACGCTTTACCGACCGACATTTCCAAACCAACAGATTTCCCGACTTCCACATGCCTCTCCCACTCCTTCTCTGTACCGCGATACAACATATCATCGCCGTTTATTAACACGTGGTTGAAGTCGCTAAGACTCCCAGCACTCGTTACGTCGGCGTAGACCATCGCATTCGCAATACATAAGATAGGAAAGCTCAAAATACTACCCATAAGTTGTCCGTTCCGCTGAATGCCCTTAAATTGGGCTGATTTCTGCTTCCCGTCCTTCCCTCGAGTAGGGTACCAAAGCTCGTGAGGGCCAAGAACACGCATTGCTGCGAGCTTAACCTCCTCCGAGATCGGTCCATTGAACTCCCATTGAAGTAGATAGTCCAGAATCCGAAGGCCTAAGCGTGAGCTCAAGCCATCTGTGGCTGCACTATAGTCGACCGAATGCCACTCAAGAATGTCTTCGCTTTCGCTAGGACGATTTATGAGATCCATAAGGTCTGTCGGCGATATTGATCTACCGACTAATCGGAAACAAGGAATGTCTCTGATCGCTGTGTGCAACGCTTTCTGAAGCGGCTTCATCCAGTAGTATGGAAGCGCCTCTCCTTTTGAGATGATGCGCATCTTTAGCGGTTCCAGAACGACTTGTATAGTCGCTCGCAGGTAATTTCTATGCCTGCACCGCACCACTGTATGGAACTTATCCAATCCCAAATCCGCCTCCC